CGGAAGGCCGGCCGGCCCCGGAAGATCAGCATGACCGTCGCGTTCCGGGACTCCCTGCCACCGGCCGAGCACCTGAAGCCTGCCGATGCTGCCGTGGTCGAGCTCGGGCGCACCCTGGCCGCGGCGATCGACGCGACCGATGACGACAAGATGCTGGCCACCCTGTCGGGGCAGTTCCTTGCCGTGTGCGACCGGCTGGGGCTGCACCCGAAGGCGCGCCGCCAGCTGGAGTTGGACGCACCGACCGAGGGGAGGAACCTGTTCGATGAGGCCCGCCGCGTACTCGTCGCCGCCTACGGGCCGGACGCACTGGAGTCGAACGCTGGGATGGCAGACTGAGGCGGTCGCCGCCGAGGTCGGTGTGCCGCTGTTCGGGTGGCAGTCCGATGTCGTCCGCCGGGCGATGCGCCTGGACGACGCCGGCCGGTACGCGCACGGGGAAGTGGTCATCCTGTGCCCGCGGCGCAACGGCAAGACGCAGCTGCTGATGGCCCGGATCATCGCCGGGTGCCTCGCCGGCCGGGAGAACATCCTCTACACCGCCCACCTGGGCGACACCGCCCGGCACATGTTCAAGGCGTTCCTTGAGCTGCTCGGCCAGTCGCCGTGGCTGCGGGATCAGGTGGCCGCGGAGTACCACGGCAAGGGTGATGAGTCGATCCTGTTCCGCAACGGGGCCACGTTCAGCATCCGGGCGCGCACCAACTCGGGCGGCCGCGGCATGGAGTCCGATGTCCTCATCCTGGATGAGGCTCTCGAGCTGACCGACGATCACATGAGCGCGTTGACCCCGCTGCTGGCGAAGGCACGCGCGCAGGGCCGCGGCCAGCTGTGGGTCACGTCGTCTGCGGGGCATGGCCGCTCGGAGGTGTTGGCCCGCTACCGGGACCGGGGCCGGGCCGCCGCCGCCGGGCAGGACGATGCGACGCTGGCCTATTTCGAGTGGTCCGCACCGCGTGACGCGTCGCCGACTGATCCGATCGTGTGGGCAGCGGCGAACCCGAGCATGGGCACCCCCGTGCTGGACGCCGACTTCCTGCGCATGCAGCAGCGGTCCATGACCGCGGAGGCGTTCGGCCGGGAGCACCTGGGCTGGTGGACTGATGAGGTCGCTGACCCGTTCCTGCCCCATGGCGCGTGGGCTGCCTGCGCCGGTGACCGGCCGGCCCCGCCGAAGTCGGCGCGGATCGCGTTCGGGGTCGAGCTGCAGGACTACGGGCACGCCGTCCTCGTGGCCGCGATCGACCTCGGCGACGGGCGGGCGTGGGTCGAGACAGTCGCCCGCTGGCATGACCCGCTCGGGCTGGACCCCGACCAGCTCGGCGAGCAGATACGCGAGCACGTGCGCGCGGTGCGCCCGTTCGTGGTCGCCGGGGATGACTTCACCTGCACGCGGCTGCTCGACCACCTGGAGCACCGCGGGGCGAAGGTGCAGCGCTTGAATCAGCCCGCGGTTCGGGCCGCCTCCCAGACACTGTTGACCGCGGTCGTGTCCGGGCGGCTGACCCACCCGACCGATGCGGCGACCGACGCGGACATGGGCAGCGCCGGGCAGGCCCCCACCGGCGACGGGCTGCTGCGGCTGTCCCGCAAGAACAGCACCGGCCGATCAACGGCAGCGTTCGCGGTCGCCGCCGCCGTGCACGCCGTCCTCGGGCCGCGCCCGCCGCGGCCGACCATCGTGCTCGCACGGTAGCGACACGCCGACGGGCGAGACATTCTGCGCTGAAAGTCTCCCCCCGTTGGGAGGCTCGACCCGTGCAGATGTTCGGGGCGTCCCGCCGAGCCGTGGCCGCGGCCCGCGACGTGCACGCGGCGACCGCGCCGGCCGACCCGCATGGGATTCTGCCGGCCCCGCCGGTGCCGGCGTACACGATCGGTGTGAACAACATCCCCGGCCTGCTCGGCGGCTGGATGTCACGCGACACCGCCATGATGGTGCCCGCGTTCGCGCGCGGACTGGACCTGATCACCGGGGTGGCGGCCGGGTTCCCGCTGGTGGAGTACGACCGGGACGGGCAGCCGATGCCCGGGTACGGGTTCACCGCCCAGGACCGCCCATCCTACGAGGATGGCGTGCCGCGGGTGACCACGATCCGGCGCACCGTCGCCGACCTCGTGTGCGAGGGACATGCCTATTGGTACATCCCGAGCAGGCGCAACGGCTACCCGGAACGGTTCCAGCGGATCAGCCCCGAGCATGTGACGAAGAACGAGCTGGACGGCACGTACACGATCGGGGCCCGCGTGATCGACGCGACCGACGTGGTCGAGTTCGACACCGGCACGCCGGGCGCACTGGCGAACGGGTGGTACGCGCTGCGGACCGCGATGGCGCTGGAGGCGGCCGCGAACAACTACGCGAACGAGCCCCTGCCATCGATGGCGCTCGTGTCCGCCGGTGTTGACCTTGACGACACCGAGGCCGAGGCGCTGCTGACTGTGTGGGATCAGGCCCGCAAGCGGCGGGCCACCGCCTACCTGAACAGCCAGGTGGACACGAAGGAGTTCGGCTGGAACGCGGCCGAGCTGCAGCTGACCGAGGCCCGGCAGCATGCGGCGATCGAAGTGGCCCGGCTGCTGAACCTGGACCCGATGTGGGTCGGCGCCTCCCCGGGCGGCTCGTCGCTCACCTACCAGAACCGGCAGGACATGAACCAGTCCCTGCTTGATGTCACGATCCTGCCGCTGCTGCGGGTGATCGAACAGCGGTTGACGATGCTGTCCGGGTCGCAGCGGACGTTCCGATTCGACACCGCCGCGTTCCTGCGGGCCAACCTGGGCGAGCGGGTCGCCGCGCTGACCCAGTACGTGGCCGCCGACATCCTCACCCGCGACGAGGCCCGCGCCCTTGAGCCGATCATCAAGTTTGGGGAGGTCCCCGCATGAGGGTCCGATTCGTCGCCGCCGCCGCCGCTGCCCAGGTCACCGCGGACGCGGCCACCCGCCGGATCACCGGCCGGCTCGTGCCGTTCGGTGAGGTCGCCACCCCGACCCGCGGGCCGGCCCGGATCGAGTTCGCCGCGGACGGCACCCACGTGCCCATGGACACCGTGTGGCTGAACAGGGAGCACGACGACGCTGCCGTGCTCGGCCGGGCCATCGACATCGACGTGCGCGACGACGGCGTGTGGGCCACGTTCGACATCCTGCCGACCACGGCCGGCAGCGACGCACTCGCCGAGGCCGCCGCCGGCGCCCGCGCCGGCCTGTCCGTCGAAGCCGACATCGAAGCCAGCGAGGACCGGGACGGCACCGTGCTGGTAACCCAGTCGGTCATCTTCGGGGCCGCGCTCGTGCGCCGGCCCGCGTTCCCCAGTGCTGGGGTCACAGACGTTGCCGCGACCGCGGCCAACGAATCAGAGGTACCTGAGGAGGCACCTGAAGTGAGCGACACGCCCGCGGTCGTTGAGGCCGCCGAGCAGGTGGAGGCGTCCGCGCCGATCCGCCTGGACATCCAGCCGCGGCCCGGCATCCCGACCGCCGTTGACTACATCATGGCCGCCGGCCGGAACGACACGAACCTGCTGCGCGAGTACCAGCGGCGCATCATGGCCGCCGACCCGCACACGCTCACCACGGACATCGCCGGGCTGATCCCCAAGCTGATCGTGGGCCCGGTCGTCAAGCTGCGCGACGCGCAGGCGCCCCTGTTCAACGCGCTCGGCCCGAACGCTGCCCCGGAGGGTTCCTCGTTCAGCATCCCGAAGGTGAGCACCCACCTGACCGACGCTGCCGCCGCGACGGAGAAGTCCGACGTGACCGCGCCCCTGGACGTGGTCGGAGTCAACGTCGCGATGACGTTCATCAAGCGCGCCGTGAACATCAGCTACGAGGCGATCCAGTACAGCCAGCCCGGTGTCGTGGGCGTCGCCCAGGACGACCTGGTGGATGCTGTCCTCCGCGGCTGCGAGGCTGTCGCCAAGACCACCGTGGAGGCCGCGACCGGCACGAACACCAAGGTCACCATCGCCCTGAACGGGTCGGACGCGTGGTCGAAGCTGTCCGGCGCCGTGTCCACCCAGTACGGGGCGTCCGGGCAGCGGCCCGACGTGTTCGCGTGCGCCCCCGACGTGTGGGCCAAGCTGGTCGGGTTCACCAACACGCTCGGCTCGCCGCTGATCACGACCGTCAACGCCGACCTGACCGGCAACTGGGGCACCCTGTTCGGCCTCAAGGTGGTCGTGTCGCCGCTGATGACCGCCGGCAAGGCGTACCTGCTGTCCACCTACGGCGTGAAGTCGTGGGCGTCCGGCTCGGTCAGCCTCCAGCTGTCCCAGCCGACCACGTTCGCCTACGAGCTCGGCGGCGGCCGGAACGTCGGTGTCAGCGTCGCCGACGGCAAGTTCATCACCCCTGTGGACATCGCCACCACTTGAAGCGAAGGTCCCGCGCCCGCGCCGGCACCCCCGCCGGCCCGGGCCGGGACCAGCCGCAGGGCCGCACCGCGGCCACCCAGCAAGAAGAAGACCACCGGAACGGAGTAGCCCGATGCCGTGGCCCGAGCTCGACCCCGCCGAGTTGGCCCGCCGCCTGGACGTGTCCCCGGACACCCACGCGGACGTGCTGCTGATGTGCCTGGACGTGGCACGGGCGTGGATCGACCCGCGGGCCGACAGCAACAAGGCCGGCACCATGCTCGCCGACGCCGCATACCTGGAAGGCTGCTACCAGCTGGCCGTCAAGGTGTACGACACGGGATCTCGGGGCATGGTCACGACCAGCGACGGGGAAGTGGACTTCACCGCCGTGGCGACCTCGGGCATGTGGCGATCCGTGCTCGGCGTCGTCGCGCCCGCGTTGAAGCTGCACGGGGTCGTGATCGGATGAGCAACCCGTACGTGGCCGCGCACGCCCGCCTGCTCACCGCCCTGGGCGGGCTGGGCGTGCCGGTCCACGGCGACGACCCGGGCACCCTCACCCCGCCGTGCGTCGTGATCCGGCCCGGCACGCCGTGGAAGACGGCCCGCGGCCACGTCAACCATGAGGTCACCGTGTGGACATCCGGCGTTGACCCGACCGCGGCCCGCCGCCGGCTGTCCCAGCTGCTGTGGGACGCCGAACAGGCCGTCGCCGCGGCCGGGTTCGGCTGGTCCGACGCCGACACCCCCGACTACGACCCCCAGTCCCAGACGATCCGCGCCACCCTCACCGTCACCCTGCGCCCTTAGGAGGCCACCCCAATGTCCGACTTCACCACCCTCGGGCCCGGCTCGTACACGCTGCGGGCCAAGGGCGCCAGCATCGACGCCGCGGAGGACTTCTCCGGGGAGGCGCTGAACTTCTCCATCCAGCACGCGCAGAAGGATTCCGGCGAGTCGCGCACCATGTGGAACGGTGACGTCCGCTCCGCGAAGACGGTCCGCGACTTCGACGCCGTCACGATCGAGCACGAGTACGACCTGACCAGCACGGGCCTGTACAACCTGCTGCAGGACAATCACGGTGAGGTGTTCACGATCGTGATGACCCCGAAGACTGGGGGCGCCACGTGGGAGGGCGACATCTACCTGTCCCTGCCGGAGAACCTGGGCGCGGAGGAGTTCGGTGCCGTGATCAAGGGCCCGGTCACGTGGAAGGCTGTGTCCACGTTCACGTTCACGCCCGCCACCGCCTGAGCCGGTGGCCGATGCGGCGGGTGTTGAAGTTGCCGGGCTGGCGCCTCTGGTCCGGACGTTGAAGGGCCCCCTGTACAAGGACGTCAACGGGGAGCTGCGCAGGTTCGCGTACCTGATCGCCAAGGACATGGTGCCCGCGGTCGCCGACGCGGTGCGCGAGTCGCAGGCCCCGCAGGCCGCCGCGGTCGCGCGCACCGTGCGCGCCCATTCCGACCGTGTCCCGGTCGTCGTGGTCGGCAAGACGAACCCGTGGTCCGGGCGGAAGTGGAAGCGCAAGTCCACCAGCACGCGCACGAGCAAGCTGCGTCGCGGGTCGATCGCGCACGGTGTGGTGTACGGGCCGAAGGGTGGCCGGCCCGACACCCGCCCGCAGGAGAACTACTACCACATCCCCCGGGACGAGTCCGGCGGCCCGCTCGGTCGTGCCCTGCGTGGCGACATCCTCGACCAGGCGTGCGACGCGTACCTGAAGGTGTACGCGTCGGTGATGCGGCATCACGGGTTCATTGGGCACCGCCAGCAGGCACTCTACTGGAACGGCAGGGGGTGAACTGGTGGCAATCGGTGGGGTGGTGATCAACTTCACCGCACGCACCCGGGACGCAGTCCGGGAAGTCGGCAAGCTCTCCACGGAGCTGCGTGGAGTGGACAAGCGCGCCGGTGGCGTCGGCTCGGCGCTGAAGACCGGGCTGCAGTCCGGTGCCCTGGCCGCGGTGGGCGCGGTCGC